ACAACGCAATCAAAGAGACCACAGAACAAGCCTCATCCATGGCATCATCCCTCAGTGGGCGCCTAAAAGATATAGCGTCCACCATCGGCAGTGTCGGGGCTAGCCTTTTGCCGGTTACCGCCGCAATCACAGCCGCAGGCGGCGCAATGGTGGCCGTAGCGAACAACACGGCCGGCGTCACAGACAACATCGACAAGATGTCTCAAAAGCTGGGATTATCCCGCACGGCTTATCAGGAATGGGATTACATTTTGTCTCAAAACGGCGCTTCCATCGATTCAATGAAGATGGGGATGCGCACCTTAAACAACACGATTGATAGCGTGACGCAAACAGGAACTACAGCCGGAACAGCTTTTGAACGTCTGGGCATCTCTTTCGATGACCTCAAAGGTAAATCTCAAGAGGAAATCTTTGAGATGACCATCAAAGCGCTTCAGAGCTGCACCAACGAAACAGAGCGCACTAAACTGGCCAATGAGCTTTTAGGGCGTTCAGGCATGGAGATGGCTCCATTGTTAAATAGCGGCGCTGATAGCGTTGATAAGCTTCGGAGACGGGCGCATGAGCTGGGCTTAGTCTTAGATGACGAGACGGTTGATGCCGGCGTTGAGATGACGGATGCCATGGACACCATGCGCAGGGCTTTCACCGCACTGGGAGCGACAATCGCAATGGCAGCCATGCCGATGATTAAGGACTTCTGCTATTTCATTGCCGGGGCGCTGCCAACGGTGAGAGCTGTCGTTGAAGGTTTTGTTAACGCATGGAACGCCATCCCAGAACCTATTAGGTGGGCAATCATCGCCATTCTGGGCATTGTGGCAGCCATTGGACCGGTGTTGATAGCCATAAGCGGTGTGATATCCGCGATTGGAACCGTCATCGGGGCTTTAAGTACAATTATTAGCATCCTGCCCGTGGTAGGTGCGGCTGTTGGGGCGTTGGTGACTTTTATTACCGGCCCTGTCGGCATCGTGATCGCAGTTATCGCCGCGTTGGTGGCTGCGTTCATCTGGCTTTGGAATAATTGCGAGGGCTTTAGGAACTTCTGGATAGCCTTGTGGAATGGCATCGTCGAGATGGTATCCCTTGCATGGGGATTAATCGTTGAGATATTTCAAACGATATGGCCGGTCATCCAGCCGATTGTGCAAGCCGGTCTTGATTGGATGCTAAACATCTGGAGAACCTATTTCGAAGGCATGTTCAACGTGCTATCGGTCATTTTCAACACAATGGCCGAGTTCATCAAACAAGGCGTTGAAAACTTCCGCACAATCATTCAGATTATAACAGCGCTGATTCATGGTGATTGGAAAGGCGCTTGGGAAGGCGTCCAAAGGTTAACGGAAGGTATTTTTAAATCTATTGGCATCCTGATCCAAGGGGCGATGGATTTAGTGCTTGCCATTATTCAGGCAATTCTCAATAATATCTTGGCCACATGGGGGCTTACGTGGGATAGTGCCTTAGCGCTGGTTCAGAATATTTTTAATTCAATCGTTAACGCTATCTCAAACGCAATGAACAGCGTGCTGGGAACCATCAACGGCATCATCGGCAACATCCAAAACAGCTTCAACGGGCTGTTAAACAGTGCGCAGAACGCTGTCTGGGGCTTGGTGAGCGCCTTTAATGGCATTCAAGGGCAGTTCTACAGCATCATGAACAGCATCCAGAGCGCCGTTTACGGCGCAGCCAATTCATTAGCTAATGCTTTCAACTTCAGCTGGCAATTACCGTACATTCCGCTGCCGCATTTCTGGATAGCAGGGTCGTTCAGCTTGGATCCTCCGCAGGTGCCGAACTTTGGCATTGACTGGTACGACAAGGCCATGAATCAGCCGTATGTCTTCGAAGATCCGACACTATTCGGATTCAATCCGGTCACCGGTGCGGCACGTGTCGCAGGTGAAACCGGTGATGAAATGATGTACGGCCGACAGAATTTGATGAATGACATCGAACAGGCGGTAGCGACACAGAATAGCGGCGTAGTCAATGCTATTAATAATTCATTCGCTCGGTTATTTGACATTTTGGCAGAATATTTCCCAGAATTTGCCAACACGCAATTGGTGCTTGATACCGGCGTGCTGGTTGCTGAAACGGCTGATCAGATGGATGAACAGCTGGGGTTGTTTTATAAGCGGAGAGGGAGACAATGATGAACAGTGTCACATTTGGAACAAAAGACGCCTACGATGATTTCGGGTTGATTCTGAAGTCAAAAAGCATTGGCCTTCCGGAACCGAAAACAGAAAAGGTTGATGTCCCGTATATGGACGGTTTATTGGATTTGACCGAAGCTTTGTCATCCAGAATCAGGTACAAGAATAGAAATTTAGAATTGACATTTTCGACCATTAAACGAAATTCATTTTATGTTGATTTGTCAGAAATTGCGAAATATTTACACGGTAAAAAAATGAGGGTCATTCTTTCGGATGACCCTAACTATTATTACTTCGGGCGCTGCACAATTAATGTTTTTAAAACGGATAAAGCAATCGGTGAGCTGGTGATCAATGTCGATGCCGACCCGTACAAGATGGAGACGGATCCGACATCTGCCGGGCAGGATTGGCTGTGGGATCCATTCAGTTTTGTGGATGGCATTATTCGCTCGAACCGATTTGACGTTGATGGCACAGGGACATTTACCGTCATTAACAGGACAATGAACGTTTCGCCGACGTTCGTTGTAAGCGGATCCGCTTTAACGGTCACTTTTAACGGCAAAACATATGATTTACCAGTCGGAACTACTACAGTGACGGATATTATTTTGGAAGAAGGCGAAAACACGCTGACGTTCACCGGAACCGGCACCGTTGTTGTGAAATATCAAGGCGGTATCTTATGAGTTATAAAATTTATTCCGACGGGAATCTGATTTACGACATCAATGTTGAATCATTGCTACTGATTAATCCCGTCTTGATTATGGAAGACAGCATGGCGGGGAGCTTGGAATTCACAATGCCGCCTACCCATTCTCACTACGACAGCATCGAGCGCTTGAAAAGCATCATCACCGTGGAGCGTGACGGCAGAGAAATTTGGGAAGGCCGTGTTCTTGAAGAACGGATTGATTTTTATAAGCGAAAAAAAGTGACCTGCGAAGGCGAGCTTGCCTATCTGAACGACACGACGCAACCGCAAGGGGAATTCCACGACATTGATGTGCGGGATTTCTTGACAACGCTAATCAATGTCCACAATTCAAAAGCAAGTAGCGACAAACAATTTCGCGTCGGCATTGTGACCGTCATGGATCCCAATGATAGTCTGTATCGTTACACGAACAGAGAGACGACATTAACATGCATCCGAGACAAGCTCATTGATCGTCTTGGTGGGCATCTTCGTGTCAGAAAATCCGGCGGAATGCGGTATCTGGATTATTTGGCGGATTCGCCAAGAACCTGCAAACAAACGATTGAATTCGGCAAGAATCTTTTAGACTTTTCTCAGAATTTTGACGCATCGGATTTCGTGACGGCGATTATTCCTTTGGGCGCGAAACTGGATGAATCGGAATTTACCGCTTTGGAATCTCGCGTGACCATTGAAGAAGTGAATGATGGCCGAGATTACCTATATTCGAGCGCTGCGGTCTTTGATTACGGATGGCTTGAAAAAACCGTCATCTGGGATGACGTACACGAACCTGACATTTTAAAACAAAAAGGGATGCAATATTTGGCGTCTGTCCAGTTTGAGAAACTGGTTTTGGAAATATCGGCGGTAGACCTTCATAACATCAATCCGGAAATTGATGACATCGACGTTTTAGATGAAATTCGGGTCATATCTCCGCCGCATGGATTAAACCGCTTGTTTCCGGTTAAACGTCGGAGCATCCCGCTAGCAAAACCATCGGAAGAAAAGATAACCCTTGGTGATAATCTCATGGTGCGCTTGTCGGATGAATCGTGGAAAAGTACAGATAGAATTATCAAGGAATTTGAGGCGATCCCGACAAAACAGGAATTCTTAGAGGCGGCCAGAGCGAACGCCACAGAGCTTATCCATGGCGCTTTAAACGGCCATGTAGTTATCACTGATGACGCCGATGAACTGCTAATCATGGATACAGACGATATTGAAACCGCGCAAAGCGTTTGGCGTTGGAACCTGAATGGTTTAGGATATTCGGCCGAAGGATATGACGGTAACTATAATCTGGCAATCACGATGGATGGCACTATCTTAGGTGACCGTATCGCCGCCGGAACCGTGTCCGCCGCTAAGCTTGATGTGACCTATACCGCAGGCGTGCAGCAGGCGATAGAAAACGCTGAAGCGGGAGCAGTATCAGCCGCGAACACTTATACGAACACACAAATAACCAATAGTGCCTCAACTATTACGCTGGCAGCCAAAACTTACACAGATGACAGATTATCATCATATGCCACCAAATCAGAATTGACGGTGGGGATTAACGGCGTTCAATCGCAGGTCAGTTCAAAAGTTGGGCAGGATGAGTTTTCCACGCTTCTAAGGCAAAGCGCGACAGATATCCAGATTGCTTGGAACGGAATCAGTGATTACATTAAAATCGCAAACGGCGGAATCTCCATTGAAGACAAAGACACAGGCGCTTGGACTTTCTTTGGCGAGGATGGGCTTACTTTTGCTAAGCCTAATGCTTCTTCGCAAATTGTTGGAACAATAGGCGCAAATAAGATACTTGGTGTCAATGGTAGAATAAGCGCCAATGGACTATCTTTGGCGTTGTATAGTGGAATGGGATATATTGCCTTTGGATATACGCAACCGTCCCTTGCAATGGACAAAGTCTACAATTCAGCTTTATGCCTTGTTAATCCTTATGGTGGATCTTCTAGCGACACACCTTATAGCGAGGCTGGTTGGCATTTTGGTTATGATGTCTACGGACATAATTATACAATGACAGATTTTGTCTTTAAACAGACCTATAACGGAACGACTTACACCGGATACACCGGCTCTGTAACAGTGGGAGATAAAACACTGACTTTTAAAAGCGGTATCTTGATTCGAGTACAGTAGAAAGGGGTGCCAATGAACAATAACCAACCGCCTTTAGGTGTTTTAATTAGCAACGCACGCTCACAGATATTGGGCGTCGTCAATCAGATTCAGTTGCCGCCGGCACTGATTGAATCCGCGTTAACGTCTGTTATTGCGGATTTACGCAATCAACAAATGATTGAAATGACCGGATATATCTGTAAGCTGAACGAAGAAGAAAAGGAAGAAGGTGGTAAAAATGGCTAACATCAAGCCGTATACTGATCAAATTTCACAAGCTGTTTATGGCGAAGAGGTGCGGTCTTCAATCATTAACGCATTGAATAAGGTGAACGATGATAATAACTCGTATCAGTCCATCAAAGAGCAAATCATTGAGGCGAAAGACGATGTGGATGCTCAGGTGGCAGTTTTTGACGAAAAAACCGCCGCCGCACAGGATATTTACGATGATTTGACAACTATTACCGAGACCGCGGAAACAACGAAAACAGATATTGAATCAGCCGTGACGCAAGGTCGGGCGATTCAATCAGCAATCGAAGCAAGCAATGAAGAAGCGGAAACAAACATCGAAACGCTGACTAGCGTTAATACAACGGCCACTACAACAAAAGGTCAGTTGGACTCAGCGTTATCAAATGCTGCAACAACATTGACGTCATTGGATCAGGCTAACACCCAAGCCCAAACGAACATTGACACGTTAACCACCACAGCGCAAGCGGCTCAAACGGCGGCGCAAAACGCGCTGGACACTGCCGAAACAGTCGAAGCTGATATGACGCAGTATTTGGCGGATGTATCTGCCGCAAAGCAGGAAGTCATCACGAACGCCCAAACTGTAGCCGCTGATAAAGCGGATGTGCAAGCATTAGCCCAAACGGTAGCCACCAATAAAGGCGCTGTTGATACAGCCGCCGCGCAGGTGGCCGCCAATGCGCAAACAGCCCAAACAGCAGCAACATCCGCACAATCATCAGCGGCATCTGCATCGCAATCGGCCACGGCGGCATCCGGATCCGCAACAGCAGCAGCAACGTCTGAAACCAACGCGGCGGCATCGGCAACGTCCGCTGAAGCTTCAGCGACAACAGCGGGAACATCTGCGACATCTGCCGCTAATAGTGCCGCAGCATCCGCACAATCCGCCGCGGATGCCGAGTTTTATGCCGAACGGTGTGATAGCTACTCTAAGGCGGAAATTGACGAGAAAATCGCCGAAATTAATCCATTGCCCGAAGGCGGCACACCTGGTCAGCATCTGGCGAAATCCCAAACCGGTGCGGAATGGGTGACACCGATCGACGCTTACACCAAGGCCGAAGTTGACGATTTGTTAGAAGATGTATCGGGGCTGCCTGATGGCGGAACGGTAGGTCAGGTGATTACAAAAACGGCTACCGGTGCGGATTGGCAGACACCGACCGACGCCTATACCAAGGCGGAGATCAACACGAAAGAAACGGCTATCAACGACGCGATCGCATCAGCGAACACCGCAATCGCAACAAAAATCACGGCACCGGCTACAGCTGGCACAGAAGGACAGGTCTTGACCATCGGCAATGATGGGATTGAATGGTCAACGCCGACAGATGCCTACACCAAGGCGGAAATCAATACTAAGGAAACGGCGCTGAGTACGCGGATCAGCACGAACGCTAATGATATTGACGCATTGGAATCCGATATGGCTACGGCGCAAAGCGATATTACGGATATTGCCGCGGATGTTTTGACAAGCGCCGGAGACATTGCGTCATTGCAAACGACCGTGGCGGGGAAAATAACATCACCTGCCACGGCAGGCACCGAAGGCCAAGTGCTGACTATTGACAGCAATCAAAACATTGTATGGTCGGATCCTACGGGTGGCGGTGGAGATTTATTGGTAATCAGGGCTCAATATCCGGTTGCTATGTCCGGATATATCATGACCGCTACACCGGCCCACGGAAACGCCAAAACGGCAACGATTGGCAATGACGGAGCGGCAACCGTCCGATTCTCCGAAGGTGACACTTACACTATTAGTGATAACCTGTCGAGTGCGACACAAACCGTGCAAGCGGCTTACATCGGAACGTATGAAGTGACGGTTTTTAGACACGTTATCACCGTGACGGTTCCAACGTCTTTTGTAGGGACGACACTAACCATGACCGGCGGGGAAACCGCTACAGTAGATAGCAGCTGTGTCGTGAAATTTGCTGCATCGGAAGCCGGAACCTACACCATCACCGGAACAAACGTCAGCAGCAAAACCTATTCGACCGACATCACGGTTAGCGAATCCGGCGCGACATCTGTAAACCTTGGTTTTTTTAGCGCTACAATCGCAGTGACCTATCCCGAAGGCTCAACATGCACCTGCACAGACGGAACGACAACCATCACAGCATCTGACACAACAGGGTCATATACTTTTAATCTGTCTGATTATGGGATATATACAGTCGCCTGCACAAACGGAACAGAAACATCTAATAAACAATTAACTATCGACACCGATGGACAGGCCGAAACGGTAAGATTGGCCTATGTGACGATTTATGGTGTTTCGAGGGAATTGACATCAACATCAACAGCATGGACGAGGACGGACGCAAGCGTGAATTTCACGGCAACGGCATCGGTGGGAACATCCGCCGGAGCATCGTCTTTCGACGAGTGCTATCCGTGGTCTGACATGACACGCCATACGCTGGCAACGGATGATGTGATGGTGTGGATCCCTGAATTTTGGTATCGTCGTTATCAATCGGACGGTGTTGAATACATTAAGATTGCTGATAGGGAAACGGATGGATTTGCAAAACATCCAGGGTCAGGCCGTTATGTGGGCGCCTATGAAACGTCGTCGAGCAACAAGAGTGTAAGCGGTGCAAGTCCGACGGTCAACATCACGCGAGCGTCGGCGCGAACGAGCGCACGGAATAAAGGTACAGGCTGGGGCATTTGGGATTTGGCGACGGTGACAGCTATTCAGATGCTTTATCTTGTGGAATACGCAGACAGCAACGCGCAGGCAAAACTCGGACGTGGCTATGTTGATAAGGCATCAAGCGGCTCGGCGCAGACATCGGGTGCTTGCGATAATGTAGCGAACTTGACAGGACGTGCAAGCGGTACAGATGGTTTGACACAGATGATTTACCGCGGCATTGAGAATTTCTACGGCAATATTCTCGACTGGGTGGACGGCGTGAACGCAAGCGGTCAAGCGCTTTATGTTAGCACGGTTCCGAGCAATTACGCCGATGATACATCAACGAATTACACACAACTATCTTATAATCTCGGAACAACAAGCGGTGAATTCATCAAAACAATGGGAATGGACACGTCAAACGATTGGGCGATGCTCCCCAACACAACCGGCGGTTCTGACAGCACGTATTATCCCGATAAGGTGTGGTTTTCCAGTAGCGGCTGGCGCGTTGCTTGCTTCGGTGGCGCTTGGGGCAGTGCGTCGAATGCGGGCGCGTTCTACTGGAGTTTGGACGATTCCTCGTCGATTGCGTACTCGGACATCGGTTCCCACTTGCTTTACATCCCATCTTAAGGGGGTGTGGGGGAAATTCGTTCCCCCACTTACTTTTTACGAATTTTTACAGGCGTTAAACACGAGCGGCTGGCACGTTGCTTACTTCGGTGGCAATTGGGACAATGCGTCGAATGCGGGCGCGTTCTACTGGAATTTGAACAATTCCTCGTCGAATGCGAACTCGAACATCGGTTCCCACTTGATTTTGTTATTTTCTTTGAGGGTGTTTAACGCCTTGCCTCTTGGCAAAAAACGGTTTATAGATGGACGGCGTTAGTAGGTCTTTTAGGCTCGAAAGCATCGTAGGAAACAAAAGCAGATGAAACGACACGGACATTTATTTGAAAAAATGGCAGACATTGAAAATTGCAAGCAAGCGATTTTAGAAGCGGCAAAAGGCAAGCGCAATCGGGAACGCGTGCGGCATTATGTGAAGAACGTTGATTTTTACGCTATTGATTTGTCGAAACGACTTGAGCGGCTCGATTTTACGACGCCCTATACCTTCAAGACCATCAAAGACGGATTGAGCGGCAAAGAACGGGAATTGCAGATTCCGTCGTTTTTCCCGGATCAATGCGCCCATCATGCCATTGTGCAGGTGCTGATGCCGATTATCATGAAATCGAGTTACTATTGGTCATGCGCGAACATCCCGCGACGGGGAATTGATAGAGCGTGCATCGGTGTAGAGCGGGCGACACGGAAAGACAGAAAGCATACAAAGTATTGCGTGAAATTGGATATCAAAAAGTTCTATCCGAGCGTCGATCACAAAACGCTGATGAAAGCAATCAAACACAAGGTCAAAGACAAGCGTGCCGTGGCCGTCATCCAAAAGGTGGTCGATAGTCACGACAAGGGTTTGCCTATTGGGAATTACACAAGTCCGTGGTTGGCCGAGTGGTTTTTACAGCCGCTTGACCGATTTATCCTTGAGCAAGACGGGGTGCGGCATTACATCCGCTATGCTGATGATATGGTCATCATCGGGTTAAACAAGCGGAAATTGAGGCGATGCCTGCTTGCCGTGATGGAGTTTTTGAAGCCGATGAAATTGACGCTTAAAGAAAATTATCAGCTTTTCAAGATTTACAAAGATGGAAAAGGCCGCAAGATTGATTTTGTCGGGAAATGTTTTGGTATCGGGGTGACAACGGTCAGAAAGCGGCGTGCCCTTGCCTTCATGCGCCATTCACGGATGATAAGGCGTTTGATGCGCAAGGGCGAACAGATTTATTTTAGGACGGCATCGGGATTTATATCTCGGTCGTCATGCTTGCGCTATACAAACAGTGCGGGGTTACGGAAAGCATATTTTGAAACGGTCGATATCAGTTATTTGAAAGAGGTGATTAGACATGAGAGTTATCGGAGACAATGTGCCGGAACGCATCGGCATCGTGAAAGCACCACAGCGTGAGAATTACGTTGAGGTCAAGATTCGGGAAAAAGTCACGCCATACAGCAAAGAGGACGAGGAAACGGGGCAGGTTTACAAGGGATATACCTATGATGAATATACTTTCACCGTTCCACAAAAAGATGGCTTAGAAGCGGAAATTGACGCGAATTTCGCTATTTGGGCAGAGAGCGGTAAAACGCAGGAATTAAATCCGATGGCCACAATGTATATCACGGCGCGAGCTGACGCAGTGGATGAATACACCGAGCAGCTGATTGAGGAGGGATTGTTATGAGAATTCTTGTTGAATCATTAAAAAGATTGTATGGCAAAGGTCGATTGACCAAAGAACAGATTGCCGAAAGAGTGGAGCGCGGGACAATCACCGCAGAAGAATACGCTTATATTACCGGCGAGCCATACGAGGGTGAATGATGTCACCGCAGCAAGAGATGATTTTGGGCATTATTGCCGCTGTTTTCGCTTCATCGGGTTTTTGGATGCTGATACAGAATCAACTACATATCCGAGCGACAAAGAAATCCGATTTGACATCGGTGAAACAATCCCTTGAGGAAATCCAAAAGCGCAACGCTGAAAATGACGCCATGACGGAATTGACAAAGAACATGGTCATGGGGCTTGGATATGATAAGATTAAATATCTTTGCACAAAATACATCGACCGCTATGAAAAAGACGGCACTGGCCTGACAGCGGAAGAATACAAGGAATTGAAAAAGTATCTGTACAAGCCTTATAAGGCAATGGGCGGAGACGGCACAGCAGAAAAATTGATGAAACAGTTTGAACTGATACCGATTGACGAGAAAGCGGATCGAGGAGGCATTACATGAATATCAATTGGAAGTTACGATTAAACACGGCGACCATCGCCGGAATTGCGGCAGCCATCGCAGGGTTGATTATGGCTTTGGCGCAGGCCATGGGATTTACGCTGCCGTTTGCGGAGAATGATTTACTCGCATTCATTACAGCTGTGATCACGGTAATTGCTTTTGTCATTAACGCCATCGCAGTGGTAAATGACCCGACGACAAAAGGGTTGGATGACAGCGAACGGGCATTAAGTTATGACACGCCGCATGATGACAATGCGTTTAATCCGGCTTTTTCGAACACCGATATCCAGAAATTCTTGAACACAACAGAAGAATCCTACAAGGGCGAGATCCCAAAGTCGCTGAGCTTTATCAGAATGCGTGGGCACACAATATACTGGGGGACACAACGACCTGGGAAAGCTAACAAAAACGACTACTATCTTGATAGATCTAACAATGACCTGATTTATCAATGGGACGGCACACAGTGGGTGGCTTCGAGCGAATACGCAATTATTAACGAGGGTAAATGATATGCCTGATGTTGAAAGAATGGTCAATCAGATGATTGATTGGTGCAACGATGATTCGCACGGGTATTCACAATATCACCGGTATGGTCCGGACTACGATTGTAGTTCGGCGGTCATCGAAGCGCTGAAGCGTGCCGGCTGGGACATGGGCGGTGCGCTGACGACCGATCACATCAGGGCGCCCCTGGTCAGACAGGGCTGGGCATGGCTGCCGCCGGACGTTCCAAAACAACGTGGGGATATATTGTTATCTGAAGAATACCACGTCGCCGTTTATATAGGCGACGGGCTGTTGGCAGAATTCGCAATAGATGAAAACGGCGGGATCGCAGGAAATACCCCCGGAGATCAAACTGGAACCGAGGCATACATCCATGGGTACTATGACTACCCTTGGGATGGAGTGTTGAGGTTCATGGGGAAAAGCGGAAGCGAGGTGAAGAAAAAAATGGAATGTATTATCCAGCCAAACGGCGAGAATTATTTAGTATACTTTGACGGGGTGTATATTCATCCCTGCCAGCATCCGGACGAAGTGGAATCCATCCAAATGGTGGCGCGGCAAACGAAGGGGCATGACCTTCCGTGCTTTGCCATGGGTTCGCCCAACGCGCCCTGGTTTACACGCCTAAGAGATATGATGGGGCGAAGATGGTGATCCACTCTTTTAGAACCGCGACAAGAAATTCCATTGATTGTAAGTTTTACATGAGTATAATAGGTGACAGGATAGCCTTTTGGACAAAGGTCACGGTACCGAGTATCCTTTTCCCCGCGTTAGCGGGGGTGATTCAGTACCGTTGTGAGTAGAAACTTTTTGTATTTTTTGATTAAAAATGACATAAGTCTTTTTGACAAAAAACCAAAGTCACGGCATTGCTGCCGTTGTGAGTAGAAACTTTTTCTGTTTGTTGAAAATTGACGTAATTAATTTTACGGAAGAGGCTATCCGACAAAACCCTTGCAAAAAATTTTTATCCTTCCTGAACCGAGGAAAAAAATTTATTTGAGTGTAGTGATTCAAATGGTAGTGCGCAAGGGTTTTTTTATTGCTTGGAAATAAAAGAGGCGCACCAAAGCGCCTTTTTTTGATTTGATCATATTCTTGTAGTTCGGGTCTGACATGCCAATTTTTGTTGAATTGGTGTATCGGTTTATCAGTTGATGTATTAATTGGTGTATCGCTTGACTAATTGATCGACGATAAAAAAATATTTAGTCAAGGAAAGTTAACGCTTAGTCAACACTGATATTATACATCATTGGCAGGATGGCGTCAAAATTCCTCTTTTCAATAGAACGGTAAAAAGCGGACATGGGATGTTCGGTCATTGAATCGAATTAGTAAGGCTATCACGCACCTATCCCGCACTTTGTACCCCAAAGAACCAGATATAACAGGGTTTTGTAAATTTGACACAGCCCCAAAAACCGCTTAAAATAGGGATATTCTGGATATAACAAGGTTTTTTTAAATGAAACAGAAACGAGTACTATAATTATATCAAAATTATCGAAACGGCTCAAGAAAGCCATTTTTATTATCTATCACGCACTTATCACGCACTTTTGCTCTAGTTCGTTCCTTTTTCCGATTTATCGACAGAATTATCAACAGGTGCCGTAGGGAAACGGATCCGCTCAATGGCGTCGTCCACCGTATCATGGACATAGGTCTTCTGAGTGACACGCACAGAGCTATGCCCCATCACTCGGGATAATGTGAGTAACTCAGTGCCCGCCTGATACAAAAGTGTTCCGTAGGTGTGGCGGTATTCATGCGGCGACATCTCGGGTAGTTCCGGATGCGCTGAAAGCAGGTCTTTCTGGAATGGCCGCCAGATATGATAGTCAAAGTGATGCGGCAGCATGGCAGCGGAACCATGAGGAAATAGATATTGATCACTATGGCACTCAACTCTTTTCCATAGATAATCATAACATTCGTTGTCGATCGGGATGGAGCGCAGCGCTCCGGCAGTCTTTCCACGGGTTTTAATACCATCGTGTCTTGTCGATGCCCGTCTGATATGGACTAGGTGTTTTTCAAAGTCAATATCGGAGCCTTTAAGGCCCAGCAGCTCGGATACGCGGACCCCGGTCTTTAGCATAATGAACGGCGCTAAACCGAGAATATGACCTTTGGCAAAGTCTAAAACGGTGCGGTACTCGTCATAAGTATATGATTTCTTTTCGGTTTTTGTCTTTTGTCCAACGGGCTTTTCCAAACCACTCATCGGGTTGGTGGCGATGAAGTGATTAGCCTGGGCTTTGTTGAAGATTTGGTTGAGGTCGGCGAACATCAGTCGAAGATAGCCGGTTGAATAATGCGCATGTTTTTTAAAGAAGCGCATGATATCCGCCTGGTGAATGTTCGCAAGTGGAGCGTCTCCGAAGTAATCACAAGCCCTGGCTATGCGGGCACGAATGACGTTGGCTGTGCCGGATTCAACACGGCCGTCTTTATACGTATCAAGCCACAGCTCGGCCCACTTTGAAAAGCCCATTTCATTGGCCAGTGGGACACATTCAGCTGATTGACGGCGGTATGCTTCGATCTTCGCTTCCAGTTCTCTTTTGGTGGCTGCGTAAAAATCTTTGCGAATTAATTTGCCATTGAGATCACGGCCGAAGCTGGCCGTCTTTCTGTATTTGGTGTTGTTCTTTTTCCTTGGCATGGTTATCCTCCCATTGAATCATCGCAAAGGCCATGCTATAATAGGCACGACCTCCAATATTTGTAGGTCATTCTGCATTTGCCGCTTCTCTTTTACTTGTCGGTTTTTGAGAAGCGGCTTTTTTTTGTTCGTCCCATTTCATAGGTAGCAACTGTGTTTCTTTTTATTTGATATCTGACTGAAAGGCGACAGCTTTGCCGAATACTTTTATTTGTTCCAAATCAGAACCGGAATAAATTAAATCTTTATACTCGGAATTTTCCGGTTTTAAGATAATCAAATTGTTTTCTTGATAGTAATAAAATCTTTTCAATGTGACTTCATCTTCAATAATGATGGCTGCCACATCGCCGTTCTCAACCATGGGTTGTCGTTTGATAAATACGATATCGCCGTCATATATTCTGATATTTTTCATTGAATCGCCGCGTGCTTTTAAACAGCAATCGCAATTGATATTTGCGCCGACTTCAACATAAGATTGAAACTCTTGATTAGCTGTAATTGGTTCGCCGCAAGCGACATCACCAATCATGGGGATGCTTCTCGTTTCAATGGGAATGATGTTTTTAGGCTGTGTGTCATTAAAGAAAGTTGAAATATCAACGTTGAAATAATCGGCGATTAATTCAGCCATTTCAAAACTTGGTTCACGAATCCCCTGTTCATAATTCCCTATACTTGTGCGAGAAATATTTAAAGCATCGGCTAATTGCGATTGAGAAAGACCTCGTTCCTTACGAAGTTGTTTTAACGCTTTTGAAAATTTAGACATGGATAATCACCACCTTCCGCAAAACAATAATACCACATTCCGTGGAGAAATTCAATAAAAACTCCACAAAAAGTGTTGACACGAAACGTGGAATAGTTTAAGATATAGAAAAGACACGAAACGTGGAGAGGAGGTGAGCTTTTTGAATAGAGTAGAGATCGGTAAAAAATTGAAAGAATTACGCGGAAACAAAAATCAAATGGAGGTAGCAGAAGCTTTAAAAATAAGTTCTAGTGCACTATCAGCCTATGAAGTAGGCGAAAGAATACCCAGAGATGAGGTAAAAAAACGCATTGCCGAATATTATCATATGAGCGTTCAAGAAATTTTTTTTGACTAATAAAGACACGTTATGTGGCATAAATCAAAAGGAGCGAATCAAATGAAAACTCAAATTCCGGAAAACATTAAAAAGATGGATGAACACGCAATGGCAATCATCCAGCGAAGCGACAACCCGAAGATGAGCGCCGAGGAAGTGGCAGACGCCTTGGGCATCACACCGGAGAGCGTGCTGAACGCCGCAGAAGGCGGGCATTTGCCCTTTGGGTTCTTAGCGACAAAAAGCCCGACGACGGCCAGACGAACCATTATCGTTAATCGGGCGGTGTTCTATCGATGGTATACGCGCCATTTGATGGCACCCTATGAGGTGTAAATCGTGAAGCGCGGAATCAATGTGACTTTTGAAGAAGACAACGCCGGCCGTGGTTACTATGCTGTGACAAAAAAGCGCGGCAAGCTGACGATCGATGAAGTCGAAGACGCTTTGAGAGAATTCGCCGTTTATGATTACTACGCGTTGATTGCCAAAGCGTTCGACGAAGATTCATCGCAGTATTTCTTAGATATTGATGACGGCGAGCCGCAAGGCGACTATGTGCAATGCTACCCGGTCGGCGAGATTATGGGGCTATGGAAGGATTGAACCAATGAAAGATAAAGTTTTTAATTTTGTGATCGGCACCCTTGGCGTGATAACCACAGGAAGCGGCATCATGGGCTTTCTTATCATCTTAGGGACAGCAGGCAGAGACGAGATGCTGTCCGAGATGGGGAATGCGGCGACCTTTAACCCTTTGCCGGGGATAGCGGTCGGCATCGGGTTCGGCGCCTTGGCAGTCGGAGCGTTCCTATTGGCGGCAAAGCTAATGGACGAAGTGGAGAAGGAGGAAGCGAATGAAAAAGCATGAACTCGCGTATTTAAAAGAATTGTCGGAAGAAAATAAGGTTTTGATTACGATGCTGAAAAGTTGCCACGACGAAAAGGAAATCCTTCGGCGTCGTGTCGTGGAGTTGTTGAAACACAACTTGAAATATTACGGCGAGAGTTTGGAAGCCCTTTTAAATGGTCCGGGCTTCCCGATTAATGAACTCATCGACATCTTTGACATCGACGTGAGCGAAGTCGAAGAGGCAATCGAGCTGCACAAAGCGAAGGAGGAAAAATGAAAAAACCGACACGAGCGGATCTAAGGGGCGCCTTGCTCATGATCAAGGGACGCAGGGACTATCATCTGAGAACCGGTGACCCCTTCGGAGTGACCTACGCGGAAGCCGCGATGTACGCGGTGGAAAAGCTGTTAAAGGAAATGCCTGAAAAGAGAGGTAAACAATGGCGAAAATCAGAATAAAAACAGACATGGCCGACATCAAACTTGTTGATGTCAAGCCAGACGAATTTACCGGCGCTTGGAAGTGGGTGCTAGACGTATTAGAGACGATGAACGCCTGCAAAGGCGATCCCGTTAAGGCGATTGAAGATGAGATAGATGATACGCCTTTCGATGTTTTCAATTCCAAAGGTTACGAAATCAAGCGCAACGCGGCTAGAATCATCGATGCTATAAAAATTCGAGCAAGCCATGACGGCTATGAGGGCAAGGAAAAATACGACGCAAGAGGCGGCGAGCCCAAAGAAGTTTTTGACAAAATCTGCAATGACTATATCGAGAGATACAAGAGCTATTTTCCGGAAGAAGCGGCACGGCTGACCGGAAAGATTTGCGCGCGGTTTTTCTATGAACAATCAAAGAAATGAGAGGTTTTGAATATGATTTATGACACCGAAATTCACGATAACATATTGACTTGCGTTGATCCGGAGACCGGGGAAGTATTTGATGAAGAAACCTATGATGCCATTCAAAGCGACATTGAGCACGTCGCGGAGCAGTTGGCACTGGAGGTCAAAAACGCCAAAGCGGAGGTCAAGGCCATCAAAGATGAGGTCAAAAACCTTCAAAACAAGGCGCTGTCGGCGGAAAACAGAGAAGAACGATGCAAGGGGTTGCTCAGATACCTTTTGCACGGTGAAAAATTTAAAACGCCGCGAGCGAACGTGTTTTACCGCAAATCCAAAAGTGTTGATGTGCGAGCCGATTTTGACGAGCTCGCGGCGGTGAATCCCGGTTTTATCCGGGTGCGGAAGGAATACAACAAAACGGCCATCAAAGAGGCGCTGGAGAACGGACAAGTTGTTCCGGGTTGTGAAATGGTTGAAAAAGAAAGTGTGATTGTGAGGTAATGATGAAATTTCAAGATATTACTTTTGATTCGTTGGCAAAGGCCAACGCGACGATCAAAACGACGCCGATTGAGCGATACGACAAAAAAACAGGGAAAACCATCACGAA